AAGACAGATTGCGGCATCTTTCTTAGGATTGATGCCGCAACCACATTGGTCACAGATTTTCGTATTCTTCTGAAATATCTTCGTCAGGAATGTCCACATTTTCACCCTCCATCATTTGTCCCCCTGCCATGCGGTATCTCTTTTCAACCCACTCGCTGAATGTTGGGTCGGTCAGAACTGGCATCCAGAATTCTTTGTTGTATGTATCATTCAAGCGATACTTCTTTTCCTCGGTAGCAATCTGATACCAACCATTCGATGGCTTGATTACGTGACCGCTTTCAAGTGCAATGTCTAGCAGACCAGACCACTTGCTGATACCACCTTCGAAGGTAACTTCAATAGGAATCTTGGACTTCTCACGAACGTAGCGAGACTTTTCAACGTTGATGATAAAGTTGTAACCAACAATCTCGGTACCCTGCTTCTCTTGTTGACGACCAATGATAAAGATATTATCTGCCGAGTAGTAGATGCCAGTACCACCAGAGACGATTGCCTTCGGGAACATACCGATTTCCATGTAAGTATGATTGACAACTACCATAGGAATGTCCTTGATGGTAAGATGTGGTGTAATCATACGGAACAAAGACTTCATCTGCTTGGCGCGAGTCATATCTGCGACCGACTTACCGTCTAAGGCATCATCAACTTCTTTCTTAGAAGCAAGGTTACCAACGGAGTCAACTACAATCATGACACGGTCCTTACGTTCAAGTTCATTGACTTGCTTCATGATATCGTGTTTCAATTGTTCAATGTCGGTGATAGGTGTGTGAACAACCTTACCGGTATCGATGCCAAAGTTCTCAAAGTATGACTGCGGTGCACCAAATTCTGAGTCGTAGAACAAGACAATACCGTCATCATACTTGTCCAAGAAACTCTTTACCAACATCATAGCGAATGCGGTCTTAAAATGTTTTGATGGACCAGCAAAGATGGTCAGCCCTGGTGTTAGACCACCATCTAGTTTACCAGACAGAGCCACATTCAAGGCTGGCACCGCGGTCTGAATTAAATCCTTGGTGCTAAAGAGTTTGCTTTCTGATAGCACATTCGTTTCTTTAATGGTGCTATTCTTTTTCAGTTTATCTAGTAATGCGCTCATGCGAATAAGTCCTCCAATGTTGCTTTTTTCTCAGTAGACCAGCCTAGGCCGCCTACAATCATGTTAAGTGGGTCAAGAAATGCCTTCTGGAACATCATCTTATAATCTATATACCGGTGGATGTCAAGCTCTTTTGGCATGGTTCCGAGAAAAGCGATACAATTTTCATGCATCGTATTAGGTTCTTTGAGATAAAGAAACTTAATCTTTTCACCCTCTTGAATTAATTCATACTTCTTGTCAAGATTGGCTTTCTTGATCATATGGTTATACATCAATGCACCACGAACATGCATCGGTGTACCTTTGGCATAAATGTCCGATGTTGATGTATACTTCAATAGTCCGTTTACCCCTCGTGGAAATGCAATCTCTTCTGGTGCCATCTTATAGAAGGCTTCACGAGTGTCTTCAATGAACTTCTGTAGAGTTACCTCATCGGAAGTCAGGCAGAGTCTGACGGCTTCTTTGAGGCTCGTGCGAACGGGCGCTGGCGTAGACGAGCGGACGATTTCGAGGCCCATAACCTTGAGTTTTGGCTCATCGTAACGGACGCCTTCGTTGTCATAGACATTAAGCGCATACCTCTTTTTTGCAACCCAGATGCCACGTTCCGCGATTGCCTCGCGTTTGAATATAATTTTCTTCTGAAATGCATTCGTGTAGTTCGCAAGTCCATCACAACTCTTGTTGATTGCCTCTGTGATTTTCTCTTCGCAGATTTTATCGAGAACGCCAATGAGTTTATCGCGGTCCATATCAGGATAAAACTTATTAACAAGAGGCTCCAAGGAAATATAGCAAGAGTCAGTATCAGAGTAGAAAGAGTAGTTATGTCCATTTGTTCCTACGACCTTGTTAAGATAAACATCAAGCGCCTTACCTACTTCCTGAATAATATACTGACCAGTCATAGTTATACCTTCTGCTACGCGGGCATCATAGTAGCGGAAGTATTCATTACCCATGGCACCGAATAGAGAGTTCAACTGAATCTTTCTTGCCATTTGGAAGTTATTATACTTCGAAATGTCGTTCTTTAGTTTGGGATTTTTAGTAGCTTCGTATTCTTTCTGTGCGGCAATCATTAACTTCTTGTAGCGTTGACGGTCATCAAAGAACTTCTCTACAATTTCAGGAAACAAGCCTTGCTTCGTGCGATTATAGCAATACCCATTCGAAGTCATACAATAGTCATTGTCTTTTAGGTCATCAAGGTCAAAGGTCTTATCAAGAAGACCACGAACGGTGGTGTCTTTGACATAACCATTTACCATGGTTTCAGGCGACATGTTATACTGCATAATGATTGACGGATACAGAGAGGTAGCATCAAAAGAAACTACCCAGTCATACTTACCGGGCTTAGGCTCTTGAACGTAAGCACCTTCGATGCCGCGACCCTGTTGGTCTTTCTTCTGCGGAATGTGAATATTCTTATCATACAGGTGATTGTAGAGAAGACAATCCCAGGTGCGAACCTGTGAGAAAACGTCATTGTAATTACACTTGGCGTCATATGCCATAGTGAGAATAAGTTCAATCAACTTTAACTTACGTTCAAGTTCGTCCACGATTTCAACGTCAACAACGTTATATTCAACGAATCGCTGCCAATCTTTGGTATAAAACTCGCGGAAACTATCGTAAGAATGTTCGAGTTTCTTTTTACCAAGTTCTACGGCCGCAATATGATCCAGCTTGTAGGACTCTTGGTTCGAATAAGTAAACTTCTTATACAGGTCGAGATAGTCGAGAACCGCAATACCCTTCATCTCATAGGTAAACATCTCACGACCCATGACATTCATATTCTTGCGCTGCACTAGACCCCAAGGAGAAAACTTCTTCTTAGTGGCATTTTCATCATTGAACAGCCGCTCTACACGGGCAATCAGATATGCGATATCGAACAGTTCGACGTTCCAACCAGTGATAATATCTGGATGATTATCAGAATGAAAACGGACAAACGTTTCAAGAAGGTCCCGTTCATTATCACACTTCACATATAGAAACTTGCAACCTTGGTTACGGAGATTGGTGATGATTTCAGAGTTAATATCATCAAAGTCGCCGCAACCAAAGGTAATAATTTGACGGGAAACTAGGTCTTTTACCGTGATGAGAAGAACTTCTTCAATGGGATTATTGATATCAGGAAAACCAAACTCGGCAGATGTTTCAATATCGATAGTCTGTATCTTTAGCCAATCCATGTTCCATTGTATTTCACCTGGAAACTTGTGCGTGATATACTGGTAACCAAAGTTTGTCTGGCCGTAGATGGGAAAGTTATCTACTTCACCGTAGGTTTGGATAAACTCTTTGGCGTCATTGTTGCTTTGAAACTCAACAGGCTGGAGATTGTCACCATATAGGGACTTATGATTGCTTTCTTCTTTACTCTTCACGTAGAGAGTGGGAGAGAAGTCTTCCCTACGATTGAAGCGCACACCATTATGAACACCTCGAACGAGAATCTTGGAGCCATATTGGTGTGCGCTGGTATAAAACTTCATGTAAACCTCTTTTCAATTCAAATACTAATATACTATAAAACATGACAAAAGTAAAGAGTTTACCGTAATTTATATCCTATCTTAGCTTCGAGTTCTTCTAGCTTTATAGTTTCTACTTGTGACTTAGGAGTCACATTGTCTACGATATAGACTGCAACATTTCCGCTTTCGAAAAAAGCGACCTTATATAGAAGCAGTGGTACTGGTACCTTGGCCTTACCGACACACTTCACAGTCACATCACATTTGATTGACGGACCGTAGTATGCACCAGTAACAACCCACTTGAAGGGGACAGAGCGAACCCGCTCTTCCAAATTCTTCCATGCTACACGATTTACAGATGGTAACTGAGGTGTCATATTGGTCATGAAAAACGTATCTGACATCTCCTGTTTCTCATCCGCATTAGCAGCTGGTACCATGTGACCACGGTCATAGCCACTGTTGGTATAATCGGCAGGAGTAGGCGAATCAGAGATACGCTTATCGGCACGGAAATCATCGGTGCGGGGCACCTTAACCACACGAGCCTGCGCAACTTCGGTAGAAAATACCGTTGCATTGTTTACGTCATCATAAACAGTTGCAAAGAAAGAGTTGCATAGAACTACTGTATTGGGAACCTTGATTTCTTTTCCATTAGGATAGAACTGGTCACATGTGGACGCATTAGCTACAGTCGGTAGAGCGAATAGAAATAGAGCGGCTATAAAGTTCTTCATACGATAATCTTACTTTCCGGCAGAACAATACCACTACCAAAGCGAACATTATACTCGTTAACCATTCCAGTATCGGGTTCGAAAATAGAAACTACTGCACCAGCGCGGATAGGAATGTCTCCGGTCTGGGCATACGGACAAAAGGGTGCTAGTCCAATACCAAACTGATTGTTCTGGTTAGGTACCATCATAATCAATAGAGGCTTTCTCAGAATAACGAGACCTTCAATACTCTCATCAATATCAGCAATGATTTCCTCACCACTGATTAGCTTTATACATTTAATATTGGACATAGCATTCACCTTAAATAGTTAAAATCGCATAACCCACCACCATTAGCAAACTTGCCAGTGTAAGATGGGCTGCCCTAGAAACGGGCAAGACATATTTGTGTTTAAACATTACTTAGTTTTACCTTCTGCTAAAAATTCAGCGGCTTGAGAAGGATATTCTTCATCTTGAATTTCCACCTTCTTGGGCTTTTTCTCCTCTGGAATGAATGCCTCAAGAAAAATTTTCAGCATACCATTTACTAATGTAGAGCTTTTCACTTCTACGTTATCCGCGAGAGTGAATTCGCGCTTGAACCCTCTCTCTGCAATACCTTTGTAGAGGTATTCAGTTGTGTCAGGCGAGTCACACTTGCCTTGGATGGACAACTTACCCTCTTGCAATTCAATATCAAGTTCTGACTTACCGAACCCAGCAACTGCCAGTTCGATCACGTAGCGGTCTTCATCGACTTTCTTGATATTGTATGGGGGAAATTTTGTGGCGACTGCGCTTGCATGGTCAGCAATGTCAGCTAGTCTTTTCATAACACGGTCTGCGCCAACAAAATAGCGGTCCATGTGAGGAATACTTGTAGTATCAAATTTCATTTATTTTCTCCTATTAAGCGAGATTAAAAAAAGTGTGCTATCCGAAGCATAGCACACTTTATTTATACTACATTTTTAGAAGAAAGTCAATTACTTTTTGCGACCGATGTTATACTTTTGGATAAGTTCCCACTCACTCTTTTCTTTGTAAGCAATTACTTTGATTTGATTTAGAGGAGCTTTGTCCTCATGGATTTCAGGGTTAAGTATAGCAATCAAACCCCAATCCGAAAGAAGATGCGCAACGGTATTTCTACGTTGCAAGTCATTATCACTAAAGTCAGCATCTTTACCATCAAGGGCAAAGAGTTCCTTAAAGTGAACAATGAAATATCTACCTTGCTTATGCAAGATATGGCACGATTGATAAAGAACCTTATCCTTACGGGACGCTACACCAATGCGAGAAAGAGTTTCGCGCACCTTGAGAAAGTCGTCTGGATTCTTTAACTTAACTTCCAAGGGCGCGTACCCGGGATAGTTAATATCAAAAAAATCTTCGCTCATTTTCTACCACCTTTATACAATTTCTCTTTTATTTTTTGTTTTTGTTCTTCCGAGAGAATTGTAAGAGCCTGGCGCGCTTTTTCATTGCTATAGCCATAATACTCTTTAATCATCTCAATTTCTGCATCGTCTTCGAGTTTGATCCATTTATCGAATCGCTTTCTTGAACGAATAGTATTTATAAGAAAAGAGTTTTGCATTGACTTATCGAGGTGCGGACGGCTGTTCATCTCGTTGGCTGGAATAACAGTGTCCATACTGAAACTCAACCCCCGATTAATGATCCAAGGATTGTATTGCTTCTCTGACCACTCATCTACTATGAGATTGGTCTTTTTGTGGTTGATATCATTGATGAAATCGAAGGGAGAAATCTTAGCCTTTTTCTCTACATAATCTTCTGGCTTATATTCTACCTTCGGGTCACCTAGACCCTCTAGAATACCGTCCATTACTTCCACTCCACTCCAGCCATAATCTCGACTAGACATGCTACGAGATTTATTTCTTGGTTGGCCGCAAAAGCAGACTTGTATTGATAGTCAGCCAGAAGAACAATAAGGGCGGCAGGATATTTAACATCATCAAGAAGGGTATCGTAAATCTTACGGAAGATGATGCCGGGATCATTGTCGATATTATCTACGACCCACTGACGGACCTTCTTGAAGTCCTTACCACGAAGGGCATCAACCAGTTCTTTCATGTTGATTTCTTGGACATTGGCCAGAATGCCAGCATCGATTGTACCGCTTACGCTGTATCGCTGGAGTTCATTGAGAACACGGCGATAATCTGGGAAGTGCTTCTTGAGGACTTCGGCTACAACCTTGTCATCATACTGCACATTCTCCGCTTCAAGAATATCACCGAGGCGTTTCATGAAACGACCTGCCATCTTAGGTCGGTCAGCCTTAGTCAACTTGAATTCAATTACCGCAGTTCGACTATGCAGAGGCGCAATGATACGGTTCTTGAAGTTACAGGTAAAGATGAAGCGGCAGTTGTTGGCAAACTCTTCAATAAAAGCACGAAGGGCTGGCTGGGTAGAGTTTGGATTCAGGTAGTCGGCTTCGTCTAGAATGACAACCTTAGTCTTGCCGCTAAACGAGACGGAGGATGCAAACTCTCGAATCTTGGTGCGGAGAACATCGATACCAGATTCTTCTGAACCGTTGATAACGATATAATCACAACCCAGTTCCTCACAAATGGCTCGGGCGATGGTAGTCTTACCTACACCAGCCGAACCACAAAGGAGCATATTGGGAATTTCACCAGTCGCCACAAACTGGCGAAAGGTATTCAGTTGTTCATCGGGAAGGATACAATCGTCCAGTTTACGAGGACGATACTTCTCAACCCAGAGGAAGTCTTCACGCATATTCATTCTCCATAATAAAAAAAAAAAATGTCCGTCGCGAAGTTAGTGCATCCACGGACTCTGGCTTAGTGACCAGCATTCACTATATCAGTTGTTGCGCAACCAGTCAAGAATGTTTTCTGGTGAAGTTACACCATAGGGGTCCGAATCGATGTTATCTTCAACAGCATCGCCTTCAATGAACCACTTCTCAATCTGACCGTTGTTCACAACACATGCATAGCGCCACGAACGATGACCAAAACCAAGGTTGTCTTTTTCGACAAGCATTTTCATCTTACCAGTGAACTTAGCAGATCCATCAGGAATCATCTTGACCTTCTTAATCTTCTGATCTTTGGCCCAGCAATTCATGACAAAGGAATCATTGACAGATACACAGTAGATGTCCTTGATACCGAGTGCCTTAAACTCAGCAAAGTTC